GAAATACTAATTGGTGGTAAAACAATTCAAAGAATACCGAGCGATTTTTTAGCGATTTATTTCGATAATTACGTATCGCATACAAAACAGGAAAACCTTGCTAAACTTATTGGAAAACCCCCGGGAGAATTGTCGGGTACAAAGGTTAAACATACAAGTATAGCAGGGTATTTAGGAGTCGCTACATCTAACCAAAAATTTTTCGTCGATATTCCTTTTTACTTTTACAATAATCCCGAACTTGCCATTCCTGTATTTGCAATAGATAAACAGGAAATTGAAATTGTTATTAAACTTAGAGAACTTAGTGATTGTGTATGGGGATACCACTCTGCAAATAGTGAAGTTTATTATTTGAGTGATTATTTTCAAACAAAAGGTCTCATTAAGGACATGAAAATAACGACCGAAATGGTATCGTTAGTACAAGACGAAAAGAATAAGATAAAATCTAAAAAAACAAGTTATGCAATTACACAAATTCAAGAAGTTAAGGATATAATACCCCAAGATGCAAATCTAAACAGTGTAGTAAATACAACACACAGACTTAATTTTAAAAACCCCGTAAAGGAACTTTTTTTTATAATTCAAAGACTTAGAAAGGTAGATCTTTATTCTGCTAAGCCTGTATTTGTTACTAATTTTGATTACGATTCCTTTTTTCAAGTATTTGGTACCACTGACGAATATACGAACTTTGAGAATTTACAAAAACTTTCTTTAACCTTAGACGATACCGATGTTATTAGTGGAGCGGCTGGTGAAGTTGTAAATTTACGCGCGGTTCAAAGCGGTATACACCATACAAGAACACAACTATGTAGAAGGTACTATTCGTATAGTTTCGCTTTAGAACCCGAACGATGGTACCCAACAGGTCAGGTCAATTTCAGTTTAATTAAAGACCAAATACTCAAACTTACAACAACACCGGATAATGAGGCTGAAAGAGAACTTAGAGTTTTGGCACAAAGTTACAATATACTCCAAGTGGAGAACGGTATTGCAAAATTACTCTACTAAAATGTCATTTCAACAAGAAAATGATGCAGCTTTACTTATACAGGAACAAATACAGGGTTCCGCATTAAATATTATACAACCAGTTTTAGAACAGGCAATGGTACTCGCAGCAGGGTACGCAAAAGCGTGTGGTAGAGATATACTTCTTGGTAAAGATATGGAATACGCTATGAAGTACTGTGCTATGAACCAAGTCGGTAAAAATACAGGGTCTCTTTTCCCAGAAATATACGAAGAAGATACGGATAGTGAAGATGAACTCGAAATTATAAATGAAGATGAAGAAGATATTGAATTTACAAGGTATTCAGGTAGAGAATACACGTTTGTTAAAATGAACATGGCGTATGACAGTTGGAAAGAATGGGTGCCGAAAAACCCGACAGAACAGATGTTAAAAAATGCTATAGATAGTAATGAGCACCTCTAACCCAGAGGGATCTAACATCGAATCATCATTTTTCAAAATATCTTGTGATAGCTCAGATGAAAGTGAAAGCGAATCCGAAACTGAAACTGAAACTGAATCCGAAACTGAATCGTCTTCTTCAGGGGAAAGTAAACCTAAAATGCTTAAGGGGTATTTAAAAAACACTAAAAAGTATAAAAAAATTTTATTCGAAGATACTTTGTTCCCAGAATAAAATCTACATTTATAGTATAAAAAATGTCTGCTCAAGAAACTGCTATGCTCGTCGCCCGTGAACTCGAAGGTCAATCCCTCAACGCTATCGTTGCTGGCTTCTCATTTGCCGCCGCCCTTTCGTGGGTCGATTTGGTGAGATGGGTCGTCAATCAAGTTGTCAAAGTTAACAAGAACGGAGGCATGAACTACACGCTCACTGCCTTGTTCACCACTCTCTTGTCCATCTTCGTCTACTTGGCGATCTCTAGAGTGTCTTCTAAGGTACAAAGACCACAACAACCAGTCTTCGCTATTACGAAGTAACTTTTTGGGGTTTTTTAATAACAAGTAATAAAAATATTGCCATAGAAACTAATAAAAATATAGATATAAATGCATCCCATTTATGACTATCCTCTTCTTCTTTTTCGAGGATATTCATAGGTGTTTTTAAAGTCTCGGATATAATTTCTTCGTTGGTTTCTTCGTTAGATAATCTAGGTATATTAACAAATTTATCAGTCGAACACGTAACGGCAAGTTTTAATATATGATTTGCATTTCTAAAATTATAAGGTATTAAACGATTATTACTACTATAATAAAATTGAACACGTAACTTCGATATCGTTTTATGTTTACCCGAATCAAAATTGTGTTCTACCGCATCGTCCACACCCGAATAATTTATAACATCACCGCACAGAAGTATTCGACCAGTGTAAAAAGGTAAATCTGAAAATATAGATTTATTAAAATCATCAGAACCACTGCTCAATTTCACTATAATAGCATCTGCACCTTGTAAATTAACGCTACCAGTTTCCATTTTATAAGGAGAAGTGGATGTAGAAAATACGTTACTTGCAGTTAGACCCAATACATCGTGTGGTGTTGTTTTACCACTCACGGTTGATTTATACCCGTTTTTACCGTTATAAAAATCAAAACTGAACTGATTTGGACCTTCAAATGTTATAGCATTCGTATCTTTATCGTACGTAGATCCAGATAACATGCTATTTGAATTCACAACGACATTCGAAGCTAAATCTTTACCATCATAGTTTCCATTTGGTATCGTTATATCATAATTAGTAGATGAACTATTAATAGTGAATGTATTGTTTCTATCGTTTATGAGATATTGACTATTATGAATACGTGCTGATATTAATGATATTTTACTGACATTGTAAATAGGTGTTTTTAAATTAACAATATAATCACTTGGATTAGGATAAGATACAGGGTCACGTTCTCCACTATCTATATCTAAGGTATGTACCTTCATTAAAATAACGGAGTATTATTTTAATGAGTGTTTTAACTTGATGTTTTCATTTTTATTTAACAGAGGCTATGCGAGAGTGGGTTATTTTGGAGTTGTCTTTTAGCAACACCCAAACTATCCTGGGTACTGTTAGGGTTAACATTACCTTTATAAGCATTGAATTGATGATAATCATTGTTTTTGTAATGTTGTGTCCATCCACCGTCTGCTGAGTTTACACGACCATCTATACGTGTCGTATCAGAACGAACGCTCGTCACCATACCACCTTGGTTAAGTGGATCGGCACGAACATTCATACGACCTGGACCAGCTGCGCGACCCGCTTTACCTCTTCTATCGTCTGGTCTAAATCCGTATTTACCAAGTTCACTCGATGTGTATGCATCCCCATATACACGCTTTTCACCGATTTTAGAACCTGGCGAATTCAAGTAACCGTGGCTGAATTTATGAATACCTGGTGCTGGGTTATTTTGGTATTGGTAAGCTTCCATGTTACCATCCTTTTTGTTTCTAGTTGGTTCAGCAGCTCTAGTAAGTGCCGAAACTGTTCTTTTTGCTGATGCTGTAGAAAGTGTATCTGTTCTAGAACCAGTTTCTGATCTGTTTGTTGTTCTTTTTGTTCTTTCATGTTCATTTCGCACTGTTCTACCGGAAAATCCCTGTGCTCTACCACCCGTATTTGGAAGACGATCTGGGAGATACGCAGTTTTCTCAGGTCTGTTATGACCTAATTCTCCAGCAATACCTCTTCGACCACCTTTACCGTCAAAGGCGGGACCACTTCTCCCTGGTAAAGTTGTTAATCTATATGCACCGACATTTTCTGGGTTAATACGCAAAAGTTGGTGATGTCCACCTATAGCGGGTACATTTGGACCAACGCCAAGAGCTGGACCTACATTTGTTCTTTCAATTGGTGAAAGGTTATTCATAATTCCTCCATCATACATTCTATTTCTCATTTCTAAGACTTCACCACCCGATGATCTACCTTGTTGAGATATATCACCAAACGACGAAACTTCAGTTTTAGACATATATTCTGATTCTACAAGGGGTGAAGTTTGTCCCAAAAAATCATCGTCTATAGTTACATTTCTATTAGATTCTGGTCTAACGTCGACTTGGTCTGCTATTTGAGCAGCTTGAAGAGTATATTGTTCGTCTGAACTTTTACTGAGTTTACGACCTGCATAAACTAATCCTGCAATAGCAAAAATCGATAATGGGTCAGCCATTCTTATTTCTTATTAACATTTTTATTCATGTACCTTTTACCGAACATACCATTTTGTACATCGGCACGTGTACTCGCGGGTTCGTAACTTTGAGTTCGGAGTGGAACTTTACACTCGACATGTTGAAGTGGATGTAAATTTTTTTCGTAAGTCTTTGCTAAAACCTTATTGAATCTTGTAGTTGATTGTGGACGAAGTATGTCACTTGTCTCTATATATTGGGCTGGGGATCCCTTACCTGCCATGTATGGGGCAGTTCCGTATAACATGGTATTTGGTCTCGATGAACCATAGTTTAGTGTACTGGGCTGGGGGTATAAAAAAACCTCTTCAGTCGCACATGTATTTGGGATAGCTTTGTCTTCGACTATTTTCAATCCTGGTTGGAGTTGGTACGCCATTTACTATTACAAAAGATTTTGTTTAAGCAAATCGAGTATCTACTAATAAGTAAAAAAAACAATTTTTAAGGGGAAAAGCTAGCTGGTGCTCTACTTCCATGGACACGGGAATCTCCATCTGGATCTAAACCTCTGAATGCTTCGAGTTGTACACCTCTTGCATCTGGATTACACATGCGTGGGTTTTGTCTACACGTTTGTTCTCTCTTACCATGTATGAACTCATAGTGAGAGTCTGCTGTTAACGCAACGTCTGGAACAGATACGAATTGTCTAGACATGGCATTTCTGTGATGTTCTGGTGCTGAAGATCTCGATCGAGCTGGTCCATATTTAACACCGTCGGTTACTAAGTTATTAACACTTGTTTGTACTGTTGGATAATAACAAGATGATGGTCTATCTGGTCTGTCTCCAAAATCCGACATGAGAACATTTCCCATGGGATTATCCTTTGTTGGCATTTGACACTGTCCGTATTTGTATTCTGGTTGGTTTGTTCTGTTAAGGGATTCCTTAACCATATTAGATTTTTCCATTATGTAAAGTACACCTAGTGCAGTGGCGCCTATAACAAATATACGCACGTCTCTTTTTATTAAATATATTATACAAGTCGCATAAATTATAAAACGTGCTGCCGAATTTACACGTTCTTCTGATGATTGTGTACTGGATGGCCAAAAATTTAAAACTTTATCTGTACGAATGAGTTGTTTGGGATCGTCGAACCACGATGTCATTTATATAATAGGAGTTTATTTTTTACCGTTGCCTAACATTCCACCGAGCATGCCTTGCATTGTTTTCATAAGTTGAGCTTCGTCCATACCATTGGCATCGTCGCCCATATTATCAGCACATTGCTTAGCAACTTTTTCAATCATGTTAAGTGTGTCGGCTGGTATAGTTTTAATAGTTGTACCGAGCATATAGAGGGTTTGTACGTACTGCCAGATAGCATCTTTTGTATTTTCGGAACACCCTCCCCAATGTTGTTTCAAATTAACACCTTTCATAAAATCGAGATTTTTAGATTCGTTGATAAAAAATGTTTCATCTTTCGACGAAATTTTATCCGCGTATGGCATTACATTAGACATGAAACCATCGACGACTAATCTTGGATTGGTATCTTTCATAAGATCAAATGCAGATCTACATTTTTTTAATCCTTTCTCTTCTGGGAAAGTCTGTTGTAATTCATCGATGAACTGACCCATCATTTCATTGAAAGCTGTTACCGACGTCATTTTTGTAATAAGTATACTAATACTATCTTTAAGTTATATTTAAAATGGTTCAGATGATATAGTCTCTTTCTTACCCAAACCGTTAGATACTATCAAAAAAACTAATATTGCGACAAGTGCAGCTGGTTTTGTGTATGCACTCATGGCGAGCTTACCTTCGTTATTTAATTTTGCTTTAAAATGTATATATCCTGCTGTGATAAAGCCAGCGATTATTCCGGCCCATGCTGGGTCTCTTAAATAGTCTTCGAACTCCATTTAATATAATTGAGGTTTTTTTCTATGGGCATCGGGTGCGTCTGGAAATAAAACACCTTCGTCGCGGTTTTGTACCTGTTGTCTGTCGTTAGTGTTTATAGTTTTGAATTCGTTATTGTAAAAAGAGGATGGTGGTTGATTTATGTTTGTTTCCATATGTTCTTCACCGTCAGACATTTGCATGGGTTGTTCTTGTTGTTCACCCATATTCATATCCGTTTCCATACCCATACCCATTTCTTCTGATTGTTCACTTTCCATTGGCATACCGTTTTGAGTTTCACTTTCAAATGGTTCACTCGCAACTTCTTCTTGATCACCTTCCAAAAGTTCTGGATCTTCAGAATCACCCACTTCGGCATCCCCTAAATCCAAATCTTGCCCTTCTTGTGTTTGAGACATATAAGTCTGTAAAATTTGTTGAACAGGGATGAGTTCTTTTACAGCATTTTCTATACATACCGAAAATCGTTCAAAAAGTTTGTCGTTTCTCGAATGTTCGTTTTGTTCTTCGTGATATATATACGGATCATTGTATAAGGATTCTGCGGCTTTGTTATGACACATCTGAATAAACACTTCATTTGTAGGAAGTTTAAGTGATATTTTTTTATTATCTTTGCTTAATCGAACAGCTGATAATATTTTTACACAACTTACAAAAACTGCTGCGAGTAAATCATTAAACCACGCGCATCTATTCGCAATGTTATCCGAGTGTTGTTTAGACATGGCATCACTCCAGTTGGGTACTTCCTTGAGAAGTTTTTGGTACATTACAAGAACCTTTCTCCCCTTAGATAATTTGTATGCTTCTTCATACATTTCTTCAAACGTCTCTATCATAACCGGGCACATGAGAATGCATAGCTGACCGAGATATTCTCTTTTAGCTTCTACGAGTATGTTAAGGTTATCCATTTATGATAAAGGGGAATTTTTTTATGAACCAATTATCGCGCTGTCCTGTATTTATTTGCAGCTTTTTTTAAGTTTACGAGTGTTGGGAAATCTTCGTACGATTCATCTTCTTGATTATTTTCTTCTTTAGACTTATTCTTTTTTGTAGGTCGCCAAGATATACATATTTCAAATTCACCAACCATTTGTACCATGAAACCACCTATTTGAAACTGTCTAATTATATAATGCATGGCTTTTATTCTATCAAAATGCGGATACCCCATAACAAACGAAGGTATTTGTGCAAATAGATATTTGTTCCCCATATCAACAGATTGTCTTATTTTCTTAGTTATCTGTTCATATATTTTCGTATACGTTTCTTTTTTCAGTTTATTTCTTTTTTCAGCTATTTTTGATATATCATCTATACTGATCATTACAATAGGACCGATTTATTTTTTTTGACAGTATCCCTCAGTTTTTCGATCAAACCAGTTCCAACTCTTTTTTGTGGTATTACAGGGACGTCAACCTTTTTCGGGGTACCATACATTTCCTCGGCACTCGTGACTTGTTTTTGAATCAAATCTGTATTTTTAATATACTCTACCTCGTTACCCTTTACACGTAAATAGTCTTCAAATTCTTGTGGTTTTGTTGGATTAATAAACGGTTTATCATTCTCTGGTAAAAGTACATCAATTGGTTGAGAACGTATAGATAATATAGCAACCTTTGGTTTATCTTCGATCTTGACTTTATTAGCAGATTTAAATTTCATTAAATTTTTCTGATCCTTCTTAAGCATAATCTCTTCCATTTCATTTAAATTTTCTAAACCCTTAACTAATTTATCTCTAATGTTTTTTTCGGTTACTTCTATTATATCTTGTGTTTTTTGACCAACACCTGGAACTTCCAACCGAGGACCTTCGTTTATAACGCGCACGTCAACGACTATAGAAAAACCAAAATCAAAACCCTTATTACCGTATTTTGCAACCATAAACATACATCTAAAAATTTTACCACTGGTAGTTTTGTGTTTATATAATTTCATGCTTGTTGTTTCGATAATATAAGTACATAAACCCGTTCTTTTAGAAATGGCTTTATTAGATTGTAAAACGATTTCGTTCATTAGATCGTGTGTTATAACTATAGCATCCTCACTCTCTTTGTATTCAGCCAATCGTGTTGGTTCGTCAGATTCAAACAAGTCATTTTTACCACCGTATTTCTCCTCTCTCCTGGATACGTATAGTACTATCAGGAGAAAGACTACAACAACAATGATCTTATTCATTTAGTATTAATTGTTATTTTTATTTTTTAATTTATTGTGATTTTATTCACAATATTTTTTTACCACGTAATTTTAGAATGTCACTTTTGATATATAGCCCACATTGTAACCATAGTTTAGATATAATTGATTATATACAAAAAAATAATCAACTGAAAAACATTGTATCTTATCATAATATTAATGAACGTGGTATACCTCCTCAGTATAGGAATAAAATAAGCAGGGTACCAACAATGTTAACTAAAAATGGCAAACTTTTAGTGGGTAACGAAATAAAAAACTGGTTAGATTCGTTATTACCGGTTAAAGAACTTGAAATGTGTGGATTCGGTGAGTGTAATATGACAACTTTAGAAGAGGGTGAAAACACAAATGAAATGTTTGGTCTTGATGATTATGGTGTTTCTTTACAGCCCCCAATGACAGCTGAACTCGAAGCTAAGATAAACAAGAGTGTTAATGAAGCATACACTTCGCATACACAGGATACTAAAAATTAGTATAAAGAAATGATTACATTTTAAATCTAAATGAAGTTAGCCACTATACAAGCTTCTGCTATTAAATCAACTTTTGAAGTACTCAAAGATATACTTAACGATGTTAATATATATTTCAAACCAGATGGAGTGTATATAGTCACTCTAGATACCGCACGAACATCTCTCGTAGATATGTTTTTATCAGCTGATAATTTTGAAGAATACGATTGTGATAGCGAAATTATAGCCGGTATAAACGTATCAAATACATTTAAACTACTTAAATCTATATCAAACACGGATGTTCTTGTATTATCAATAAATTGTCGGGAATATATGCATATAGAAATACATAGCGAAACTAAGAAAACGTGTACGAAATTTGATTTGAAGCTTCTCGATATAAATGAAAATCAAATTGAAGTACCCTCTATGAATATGACAACTATAACACCAATGCCATCTTCCGATTTTCAAAGAATATGTAGAGATATGTTCAATATAGGAAACGATATTGAAATAACAAGGGTAGGCAATACTATGAAATTATATTGTAACGGTGACTTTGCAAATCAAGAAACTATAATCCAGTGTATAGAAGAAAGTCCCGAAATATCGGGTATATATTCACTTCGATACATGAACATTTTTACAAAAGCAACCGGTATGTGTTCAACGGTTCAAATTATGCAAGAAGATCAAAACAGGTTTTTAATTTTAAAGTATAATGTTGCAAATTTAGGAGACTTAAAATTTTATTTGGCAACTAAGGTATCCGAAAATCTGTAATATACGATGAAGATGTCTCTAAATTTTTTACAAACCCAATAATATTTTTTAAACGTATCGTGGGATACTCTTCTTTTAAAGTTTCTTCGTCGTAATATAACATGTCTTTAATCATAACTTTCTGATTATGAAAATCGTTCCTTGGTCCGGCGTATCTTCTAATTTTATTTAATAGGTCTCTTACAGGTTTATCGTGCGAATCAAGTAGATGTACACTTGACATTGGCATGTTAAATGTAATACCAGGTTTTTTCATAGGTGGCCATTCGTGGTTCATATCATACGTTATGTATTTGTACACTTTATCCCTGTACCAATATTTTATCCTAATAATCGTTTTTTCTACATTTTCAGGTATAGATGTATTTTTATAATCTATTCCATTCAGAGATTTGTAATGTGACATCGAATAACCATCCCATTCGTTATACTCACCGTACCAAAAGTCGTCTAACGTATCTTCATCCGGTATGATTTCATTAGTGAAATATTCCATCGACGTATGTATAATTTCATAATCTGGTTTACTCACTATAAATTTAAAACAGTCGTATACCCAAATAATAACATTAGTTAAAAGATTGAATATCATTCTATATAGTTATTATATGGAAGGTAATTTTTTAAGTAGGTATAACAACAAAATTCAAAACTGGAAAGAACTAATAGAAAAAGAACCAAGTAATAAAAGTTTATATGAAAATGAAATGTCACAGTATATAATACAATGTATGCCATATATGAATCAATATACAATCGATTCAAAACAGGAAAGTTCTACTGATAACATATTTAATTGTAAAGAAACCGTAGGTTTACAGAGAAAAGATATATTCAATGATTATCTCATCGATGTTGAAAAAGTTAACGTTGATAGACCAATTATTAAAAAATCAGAGGAGTGTCCAAACTGCCCCGGGAGTACAGTTTATCATTTAAGAGATACGAGTGATCTCGTGTGTGAATCATGTGGTTTGATTATAGCATGCCTTATAAGCGAAGAGTTGACGTACAGAGAAGAACAAGAAACTTCCGAAAAAATCGTAAATTATTCATATAAAAGAGAAAATCATTTTAATGAATGGTTATCACAGTTTCAGGCACAAGAAACTACTAATATACCCACCGAGGTTATAGAACAATTACGAAACGAATTGAAAAAGATAAAAATAAAAATAGTTGAAGAAATTACACACGCCCGAGTTCGAAGTCTCTTAAAAAAACTTAAACTTAATAAGTATTACGAACACGTACCTTACATAACAAATATTTTAAGTGGTTTATCACCACCGAAAATGCCACAGGAACTTGAGGAAAAATTACGAATCATGTTCAAGGATATACAAAAACCGTTCGATGATAATTGTCCGACGGAACGTAAAAATTTTTTAAGTTACTCTTACGTGCTCTATAAATTTTGTGAACTTTTAAGCGAAGATAAATACTTAAAATATTTTCCACTCTTAAAATCAAAAGAAAAATTATATCAACAAGATGTTATTTGGAAGAAAATGTGCAAAACATTAAAATGGGAATATATACCGACCATATAAAAAATATCAGTATACGATAAATGAATACATTTAACGTTCGTAATAACAGATCTAAAAAACTACAAAAGAATACCAACAACAAACACCCAAATAGCCCAGTCATAATGGGTAAAAAAATGCGTACACCCACAACAAGTGTTCGTAAGCCAGTTAATCTTAAAAGTATCCGTATTGCTGGGTTAATGATGAAAAAATCGGAACTTCAGAGAAAAATGAATATAATTAACGGTGCTATAAAAAAATTAAGGGCGCAAAATTAAAATATCATTTTATAACAAAATGCAAGCCGATAAAGAATTCAGAAAAGCTTTGTCAGCCATTCTTAATCAACTTCAAAAGGAAGGAAAAGCTCTCACGCGAACCCAAAAAAATATGACAAACACGCTCAGGAAATCGACAAAAAATGTTAGAACTATGGTAACACCATTCAAAACGAAAAAGAAAGTATCACCAAAAAAGAAAACTTCCAAAAAATAAATACGTGTGTATAATAAATGGGTGGTAAAACAACTCGTACAAAAGTTCCAAAATCTCTCTTAGTACCTAAAAAAAATATAACTAAAATTGATCCAGAATTACGTAAAAGATCAATGACGAATATAAGGATAAACAAAATGATTAATAGTTTTTTAAAGAACATAAAACCAGAAGCTAAAAAACAAAAGTCCAAAAAGTAAGTTAAATATTTAAAGAAACGCGTTTCATAATAAGTAATGAACGACCCATATTACAATTTCTGTTTAGAAGAAATCAGGTTCTACACAGAAAAGATAAATGAAATTATAAAAGAAGGGCTTAAGGACCCCAAGGCATATTACGAAGAGTCTAAAAGTGAATGGAAAAAAATATACCAAATGATACCTATTATGTATTTAATGAACCAGATGGAAAAGGAGGATAAAAAATAATATAACTTATATTAATGAGCTCGAGTAATAGTCGATCAGTACCATATTACGGAAATTATAAAAAATATTACAATTATACGAATCCAGCTAGAAACTCAAACGAGTATCAAAATAGACTTAGAGTTACACCTCCGTCTAGTCCATTTAGGTTTGGGGTTGGTTCACCTTCACCCATGAGAACACAATCACAATCACCTCGAATAAGTAAAAGGAGACGAGAAGAAAATGAAAAATTAGAAGAAGCGAGAAAAATAAATCAAAATAAAAGACGAAAAGAAGCTGCAGCTGCTAAGAAAGCGAAAGAGAAAGCTGCTAAGAAACCAAAATCATTAGAACAACAACTCAAAAATGCAAAAACACTTTCAAATTTGAAAAAGATATACAAAAAAGGCGCGTTAATAAAACACCCAAATAAAGGTGGTACAAAAAATAACTTCCAAAAATGGAAAAATCTATTCAATACACGTAAAAGTATTATTAATTTAAAGTAACATATCTAATTTCTAACTCAACGTTTGGTGTTGGTGGGAAATTTATAAGGTACGAATGTTTTAACCCCGTAAGTTTCAAATAATTTTGTGCTTGAGTTACCATTACGTCAGTCATATTCTTCACGGCTTTGAGTTCGAGTACGATTTCACCGTTCAAAATCAAATCCGCGCGTAAGTTACCTACATTGTGTCCCATAAAATCTATAGGAACTATTCTTTCCGTTTCGTATGGAATATCGTTTTTTCGGAGTAAGACTTCAAATGCCTTATGATATACAGACTCGCTATAGCCGGGACCAAGGTTTTTGTATACAAGTTCGGCATACTCCTTTACCATTTTATAATTTAAACAATTTACATCTTTAAATTATAAAATCATACCAAAATATCGTCATCACTAATCGGTTTTGATGGATACCGAGTATATACTTTCTGAATACGTACCATCTCAATATAAGGGGAGACCCAGAATGGTTTGTAACGTTTAGGGTTGTTACAGTCTCTACATAACGGTACAATATAATCACCTTTATCATTTTCGCACGTTACATGCGCCGATACCTCGAACCATCTTTTACAGTCATAATTCGAGCATTTCTGCTTCTTCGACAATTTCTTTTTGAGTTGTTTTTTCTTATCACCGATTATATACAACGGATGTTTAGGGTTACCGGTACCGGGGGTATTTCTGATAACGGTATTACCGCCCTTATCTGGTAGATACACATCGCGACCGAGTTTAGCAGTTCGCTTATAGTTGGATTTACGTAATTGATTTCGAGTCTTTACCATTTTTCTTAATTTTTTATTATTTTGAATATGACGATGCAACTTAAGTCTTTTTCAAACCTTTTTTATTCTTGTGGCGGTGTTATTTTTATTTCAGGTGCATCTTCAACTATATCTATAACATATCTACTTTCATCGTTTGTAGGAGATACCGTTACTATTTTACACATATCGGTACTAACCATGGTTGTTTGATCGGAAAATTTTAAGGGTATAATTATTGGTCGACACAATAGCATCCACATACTTAACCTTAGTTAATATTTTAATTTTAATATTTAAAACACTATGGCTGATAATTTACCACCGAACAAACACCTTCATAAACACATTATTGAAGGTATAAAATTTGCCGAAGAAATGTTAGACGCTTTGGATGAAATATCACTAAAGTATAATATGCACATATCGGATAGTATAAATTTAGGTAACTTCGAGAGTCTTGATACTTCTTTAACACATTCATCTAGAAAATTAGTCGAATATAAACAAAAATATGAAAATATTTTGAAAAAATATAATGAATATTCTTTGGAATTTAGACACAGATTATAGAAAATATTGGTTTAAAATACGTTTCATTTATACCGTAATTTTTACAATATTTGAGAAATTTTAAGAATTTTTAACTCATATATATATTTTAAATAAATGTTTAAAACATTTATTTATTTCATTTAGTAATAGTAGTTTAAATATTGTTTGAATAATATAAGTGTATATATGTATGTATATAAAATTGGTTTGTGTTTGTGTACCACGGAATTTGGGTCGAAAAAAAAATACAAAAAAAAAGAGCTTTTTGAAAAAAAAGTGGATGTTTTAAATGCTGAGAATGTTGAGAATGTTGAGAATGTTGAGAATGTTGAAAATGTTCAGAAAAACATTTTTTTCTCTATCAAAAAGGCATGCAAAGGATATCGTTTAGCCCGTCAAGGCGAAAATCCGTGAGACAGGTTTGGAAACCTTTATGAGACCTTTTAACATTTTTTTCTAACATTTTCCACTCTATAAAAAAGGTCAGAAAAAGACTTAAGTTGTATCGTCATATTCAGAATAATCAAAAATTAAAATGAATACGACTAATTTTGTTTCAAACCTTGTCCGAACAACTATACCTAACACAAACAAAGATTGTCACATTTGTGTAATTGTCACGTATGAAGAATGTAACGGTGGTATACCTGGACCAACCGAACATATCGAGATTACAGCCACACCAGTGATTTCGTATAATTATGTAGCTGCGTATGATAACAAAAATTCACGTATTCCGAACGGTGGTGGGTATATAGAACCTATATCTCTTTTTAACATGTTCAAGAATAACGTCATTCTCGGAGTTGATAAAAATTCAAAATATATTGAAGTAGATATGAGTTACGTTTCACAATTGGATGGTACATTTTGGAACCAACACGATCTTTTTAGAACGATCGAAGATTTTCACGACGAAATCCGAGAAAAATATAGGTATTCAGGAAGAATTACCGGTACACCTTGGTTACGTTCTGATTCGTTAGATACTTCCGACAGTGAAAGTGAATATGAAATCAACCCTGCCATGTTATTACCGACACAAAATATCATGGAAATTCTGGACAAAAATTCAAATATCATACCCGAAGGTGACTATTTGAAACTCTGTAATGAGCTAACTAAAATTAGAAGAATTTAATAAATATATTAAAAAAATAAACGTAATATAAATTATATGAAATCACCCCTTAGATACCCCGGTGGTAAAACACGCGCATGTAAAATTTTGGATGATATCGTTACCGAAAAAAAGTTCGATACATCTCTCGTAATTTCACCCTTTTTCGGTGGTGGTTCATTTGAATTTTTCATGTCCACTAAGTATGGTTCAAAACTTATCGTAAACGATAAATTTAAACCACTCGTATCGTTTTGGAAATCTGTACAAATGTACAATAAAGAGCTTTGTTCTAAACTTACAGAAATTTTGGGTACCGTTTCAAAAGATATTTTTAGTACCATGAGAGATACCATAATGGACGAACCTGACACACTTTTACAGGGGTATAAATATTTTGTTATTAATAGATGTTCATTTAGTGGCGCTACACTTTCGGGTGGATTTTCGTTAGAATCTTCTAAAAAAAGGTTTACGGAAAGTTCAATACAGCGCATAAAAGATCTCAATTTAACCGATATAGAATTTCATAATTTAGATTTTGAAACTTTTTTAAAGGGTAAGAAAACTGGTCTTATATTTTTAGATCCACCGTATTATCTCAATGAAAATTCAAAATTGTACGGAAAAAATGGTGACATGCATGAAAATTTCGACCACGAAAAACTTTTTCGGGTTTTAAACAAAAGAAAAAATTGGATAATGACATATAATAATTGTGAGTACATCAAGGATTTGTATAAAAATTACGAAATTCGTGAAGTAAAATGGTCTTATGGGATGAACGCAAGTAAAGATTCATCTGAAATCGTCATCATAGGTTAGGTGGTAGACGTGTTCTATCATCGAGAGAGTACTCACTCGGTTTGAGTGTTCTAATATCTAAAGGTTGAAAGGCGGCTGTTACAGAAAATTGTGATTTAGTCTTGGAATGAATCTTCGCCCTTATGCGTATCTCTTGATCTATCTTAAACTCTGGAACTCCCAACTCGAGTGTATCTTCTCCTAAATGATACAACCCGAACCCTTTTATTTGTATGTACGCACAACCTTTATTCCTATAGAAATTTTGAATTTCGTGATCACCTACACTCAAATATACATCTTTATAGTCGTGTTTAATTTCCAACCATTCCGCGTGTGTCATATCCTTATTGGTTAAAAACGGCGGTGGTTTAAATATCACTTTATCCATATACTTTTGAAAAAGTTCATTCGTCGGTACCCATAACCCTTCTTCCCATTTAAGTGTAGATTGTCCCCAATCTGGAGAATTTCCCGGTTTACACTCAATATGTCCATTTTGTGTATATATATCCGGATTATGTGAAGATCCACCACCTTGTTTTACAATTTTAGAGCTATATTTTATATTTTCATAACATAGATTCTCATATTGTTGACCATTTACGGAACAGATGGATCCTTTACGTTCTTTCGCCACTTCTTGACACACATAGTTTTCATTAAAGAGTTTATGTAATTTACCAATATCACATCTCATACGTCTCAATTCTTCTACTATACTATCCATAATTCTTTTATAATATTCGTTTCATATCTCTAAACTATTACATAAAAAAGGTTTTAAAAAGACTTAAGATATAACGTCTTTTTAAAAAATATAAAATAAATAACCATGTTATCTGAAAATGAAAAAGTACTTAATAGACTTAAAACATACCTAAAAGATAAGGGGCAAGTGATAAATAATGATTGGTATGTAAAGATTGAAACCCGAAAGTCGGGTAAATCCGAAGGTGCGACCGACAATTACTATTTTTCACCTAATGGTACACGGTTCCGATCGATGATCGAAGTTTATCGATTTTTAGTGACGGGTGATAAATTTGAACGTGATGAAGAAACAAAGTGTTTGAAAATTACCGAAGATAACAACGATGAAATAATGGATGATTTGTGTGAACTTGTATCAGATTGGTATATAAACGACGATATTGAAAATTTACGCAACGTTAATTCGTGTATGTTTAAGGTAGAGAAGAAAAAGTGTTCCAATTTCATAGAGGGGAAGTTACAAAAAAATAAAATCCAAATCATCGACGAAAAAAATAGGGTAACATTCCCCAAAAATACCAATACTAAAAATATTTCGCATTACTCAAAAGCTAACGCTGCTAATTTGGTACATACTTTTTTCAAAACTGAACCAACGTGTTTGAAGTGTGGTTGTGATAAAAAATGTAATGGTAAGAAGTTAACACGAGCACATACAATAAAAGATAGACCTGAAATACTCAAAATAGCTATATCAGAATCATACACGGATGATGGTTATCATTCTGATATTTTTCTTAGAAAATTTATAGAATTACACAAAGTCTATCCGATCGCTACTTTATGCGAAGAATGTCACCGTGAATTTGATAATAGAAATTTGTAATTAAAAGAATACATTGTAATAAAATTAACATATAATGTATTGTTGTAATAAACGTAAACTCTCTGTAACTGATGAATCCATACCCGTTTTTAGCCTCGATAAGTATGAAGGGTACGCCAAGGTAACCGACGTCTACGACGGTGATACATTTAAGGCGTGTATCGTACTTCATAATACAATTTTAAAATTTACTTTCCGAACTGTCGGATACGACGCACCCGAAATGAAACCCCCGAAAGATATGAAAAATAGGGATAAACACGTCGCCATGGCAAAACGTGCGAAATATACGTTCGCGAGTTTTTTAGGCTACGATGAGAAGTCTAAAAGTGTTCCATGGAACCCGTTCAAGTGTAAGTTTAAGGTAAACGGGTGGGTATGGGTTTCGTGTAAGAAAAACGATAAGTACGGACGAACGCTCGTTTTCGTATACAAAAATAGAAGGGATATGGTTTCGATTAACAAAAAAATGATAGATTCAGGGTTTGTGAACGCGTACGATGGTGGGACTAAAAAGGAATTTGATTTGTAAATAATATTTTTATTAAAAGTAAAGTTGTTATAATTTTAAAATTCTTTATTGTTGAGCATCTCATGAAATAATTTCACTTTTATAGATACGTTTTTGGGAGACCCAGTGTTATTCCCTTTCCCAATCACGTCATAATATCTATTGAATACCGCCTTATTAGAATTTTTTTCAGATAATACGTCTATACAAAACCTGAATATATCTTGACGCCTAACCATGCCAATATGCTGAGGAAGTTTCTTACTCTCCATGAAGAGTGATTGAATAACAAACAGCTCACGTGTACAGACTTTATCGATCCGAGATAAATAAAATGATAAACAAAACCGAATATCTCTTAAAATTGAATCCTTTTTAGATTCTACATAGTTTATGAATTTTTCATTTTCATCGTTGTAGTATTCAATAATCCCAATTATTTTTTTAGGATTTGGCTTCTCAGTATAACGTAACTTCTTTTCGCCATTTTTAGTAACATTGAAATCTTCGTAAAAATTTAATATCATCATCATTGTTAAAACAAGATAAACATGACGTTCTCCTTTATCCTTACCAGGTCTAAACTTATGATCATTTAATATTTGTGAGACTTCTTCATCATGTGCGATATCTTTTGCAAGACTGCATAAACCATTCGTGTTACTTTTAGAATTTAATATCTCTCCAGATGACATATCGAGTTGCTTGTTTATTTGATTGAATAAATACACGCGCTGCTTATCCGATAATTCCTTATATTTTTGAATAGCAAAAGTAATAGATTCGAATTCTTTTTGTTCCTTGAAATCGTAATCAGAAAATTTTTTACCGTCCACCACAAACATGTTTTCTGGTCCATTCAAACCCAAAAAAGATTTTATTGCATCCATTCGGTGACCACCATCTAAAACTTCACACTGAATACCTTTCACAATTTCATTAATAATCATTGGAATAGGAGCAGAGTTGTTTTTTAGACTCTCGATATAAGAGGCTTTATACTCATCAGACCATGTCGTCGGATCCCTTTGTACATCGGTAAAGATAACATACATTTTATTATCATCCCCTTCCCAATGTTGTTTCACAAGACTAATTGATATATTTTCAGAATGTGGATCGGGTAATTGAACACCGAAATTATTACTGGTATCAGTTTGTGGAGTCGGTTGAGAAGCAATTGCTCTATGTTCAAATAAAGCAGTTATTCTCGGTAGTGGTAAAGTCATAATAGCCATGATTAATGTTAATAGTTAATTATATTCATTTTATTTTGTCGACTAAGGTTAAATTAAACAGTTTTTTTGTATTTGTAATTATAATTAAAGATTAAACAACTACACTCTATATATACTAATGACTACCTATAACCAAAAACCATGTGAATTCAAATACAAAATCGACTCGTGTTCGAAAGTCGTTGACGGTGATACCGTCGACGTTCTTATCGATTTGGGGTTCGATGTACTCATTCGCCAACGCGTACGATTGCTCGGTATCGATACCGAAGAATCGCGAACGCGTGATTTGACCGAAAAGGTTTACGGGAAACACGCCAAGAAACAGATTCTTAAATGGGTGACAAAAGCGGTTGAATCCGATAAGGACGATTGTGAAATTGAATTACGGTGCCAAGAACGCGACTCAGTCGGTAAATACGGACGCGCACTCGGTGAATTGTGGGTATTTGAAGATGGTATCTGGACGAACGTAAACAAATGGATGTGTGAACAAGGCTATGCCGTACCATACGTCGGACAAAACAAGGACGATGTTAAGGAACAACACATGGTGAATAGACGTATGTTATCCGATAGGGGTGAACTTGTCATTGACGAAAATGGGACGTTTTTGTCGTCTTACTAAATTATTTTCTTATAAGTTATTAGAAATGGTAAATAATTCAGAGTACGAGAAAATGTTAAAGGAATTGAAAAAACGTTTTAAAGCTGCTAAAACAGTTGCTGAAAAGAATAAATATAAAAATTTAATAAATATGGCAGAAAGATTAAAAAAAACTAATTAATTAAATTTCCAAATTTTTTAAATCTTTTTTAGCATTATTAAGCTTCAATCGATATGATTGTTTATTTTTATTAAAAAGTTCTTTTCTATTTTTAATTTTTGCATTTGATTCCCCATTTTTTTTCATTGCATTGATAGCCGTTTTCTCCTTACTGTCTAGAATCCTTATATCCTCTTCATACCTGAATATCCTGCGTTTTAAATGATCAATTTTCCACTTGTTTATTTGGTTTAAATTTCTTGGTTTATTTTCTACAGTTTTAAAATTCTTTAAAAGTCTTTTTGGTTTAACACGCTTTTTGCGTTCGTTAAGATTCCACGAATTGGTATTACTCATTTATATTAATGAATATTTTAATTATATTTCACATACGGAACATGTTCTATATAATTAAAGTGTCTCGATATAAACCGGTCGTTCGGTTCTTAGTATAGATAAACCTACACGTAATATATTTTTAACTAAACGCGATTTTACTAGGATCGTTGTATGATCTATATACCTTTTTGAATTGTTTCTGTGTTTGTTTAGAACACTTTTAATTGAAAGTATTCGCGTTAACGATACTTTTTTACACGATGTTGTATCTAATAAAATATAAACACTCGCGTTTCGGGACCATACGTCATAAAAAAAGGAATCCATGTCATTTGGTGTTGTGGTATCCGTTATTTTGAATTTATGGGTTTCTTTCATAGTTTACTATATACTATAATCATTAAGTATTATAATTCGCGAGTGATAAACATTGAGGTACGACGAGTAGTAAGTTTACAATACTATCCGATAATCCGCCATACAACTTATCTTCATTGATTACAAACGCCATAATATAGAAGTATGTAGATAACATAAAATACATTTTACTTTTGTGATAGATGTATATTATTGAATTGAAAATACCTATAACCGAAAACGAATTTATATATTTCATATCGCGGGTATCGGTTAGAGGATTGGAAATACGTATTACCGAAATAGCGAGTAAATTAAAAAGTGTGTATAAGAATCTAATCCTATCATTCCACGCATAATGGAATACTAAAAACCCAACGTGTACGAACGATCTGTACCTTTTGTATACTAATTGGCTTCTATACTTATTCGCATTAAATGCGTTGTATATATGGTACCTACACTTAAACGGGCAGTGTAATATACACGCCACAGACGCGTAATTTAACGGGAAAAAGTACGAAACGAGCATGGGTATGAGTGACGTTGCAGCCGAAAGGAGTTCTATATTTCGCGTATATGTCATTTATAGTTAAGTGTTTCACATCTTTAAATAAAATAATATGTTTTAGCTCCGGCGGCTGTATCGGTAGAAGTTATCGCTTCACCCGTTTTTAATACTGTTGTTCCATCAGAACCTATAAGTTTAAGAACTGCACTTTCCCATCTATTATTACACCAACCGTCCGGTGTCATTATGGTGTCATTATCATCTGTAGTTGCATTTCCACAATGTTCTCTGTTAACCACTCTAACTTTTTCTATATCGTATTCTTTATCCAAATCTATTTTAACATAATTATTATTTCCAGGTCCACTATGGTACATAGGTGAACCATCTAATACTCCATCAAATAAATTTTTTGGTCCATGATCGGTATCAGCACTGTTTTTTTCTGTTACCTGACTTCCATCCCAATCTTTCACTATATTTACACCACCCGAGTATACTTCGATTTCTGAAATGTTTAAATATTCACTCTTATTCTCGAATCCAAACCATATGACTTTAACATTTTTTACTGATGGTACTTTAAAATCAGTACACTGGGTTAAGTGTTTTCCTAAATAATCTATAGCGTTTCCGTCTGCATCCTTATTTGGAATAGGTGCATTTGGGTGAGTCGCAACATCCTTGATCCAAGTATTGTAAAAAGATTGTATATCTGGAGTATTGGTCCATACACAATATTCGTCCCGTTTATAACTCGCACCACCACTACCAAGTGTAAAAGTTTTGGTTGCGTTCATACAATCGGATTTCGTACAATGTTTACCACACACCTTTGCCTGTACCCGATCTATATCCGAACTATCGTTTACTTTCTTTATAGCCTTACAATACGCCCCGGATGCGTTTGCAGCTACACCACCCACTGGTCCACCCGAACCCGAACCCGAACCGGCTTCACACATCTTTTTTGGGTCTCTATATGGTTGGGTACACCCGAAAGTCATATCGTCTACACCCGTTTCTTCATCATCTTTCAACTGATCTGCTGCTTTAATTTCAACTATTTCTGTACCGTAGAAGAAACACGTATTCCTTTTTGCTTCATCTTCGTGTTTTTCGTTATAGTGTCCCCACTGAGGGTACCCTAGTTCTTGTGCGTACCGTCTACAATCTTCTTGGGTCCCGAACCTTTGTTTTCCGCCGTACCAAGGTTCGGATTTATCTTCATCGACACTCAATTGTACGGTGTTTGTGTTGGGTCTACCACCAGCGATTTCAACCCCGGATTTCAAACTCCCGAGTATATACTTTTCTTTCAAATACTTATCGACCTTCTCGCGGTCTACAACATCTAAAGTTACATCGTAAACGAGTATTTCGTAAACGTTCCAATCACTTGGTTCACTTTCTGAATTCTGTCCAACATTTATACCTAAACTTTTTGGGTTATTAAAAGGTTTTTGGTCATCTGAATCGAAAGAAAAACCGGTGGACCTTGATTGACCATTGGTTTCAAAATTATTATGTTGGGCGGTTATTCTAATCCATGGGCGTGTACCGTGTACATTTACAAAATCAGTTAACCAAGTATTATAGTATGCCACACCCGTCTTACCCTCGTGGTGTCCTATTAACCAATTTTTATCTGTTTCACCACTTACGAATATACGTTCTTGGTTTGCTTCAACGCCACTCCCGTACCGTGCGACTGCAAAAAACGACCAGTTTTTGTTATCGAACACTTGTGGTAACGTGAACCCATCACTCGTCGTCCCTTTAACAAATTCACCTTTGAACCCTTCACCTTTCGATAGTGTACCTTTAATTTTATCGGCTGATATATGATTTGCTTTACCCGATAAATCTTCCCACTTATCGTTCTTTAGTGAAGCTGCGTTATACCTACCAACGATATTAGCCGGACGTGGTAAAACGGCTATATTTGTTGCTTCGCTTCGTATTTCTAGAGTAGTTCCATCAACTTTTTCCTTGGAAGTTACGTATAAACCTCCAGCCGCTACTATAGATGATAGACACATCATAAACATTATGAAAACAATAAATGTTGTTTTCCCTGAACCTGAAGCCATGGCTGATTCTTATTTATACTATATAAAAAAATTATGTGGTATATGGGTATTTATGTACCCATAAATTACATATCCATTTCTCACCAGACTCAACTGGTAACCCCCCGTGTAATGCTCTTTTTGATATACACTCGTAATTATTGAGTGTATTGAAAAATAAGGAATCACCCTTTTTCAATTTATAGGTCTTATTCAAGTTTGGAAAATTTGTACCACCTCCTTCATAATCATCATTGAGTGCTATTATGAACGTATACATCCGTTTATTCTTATCATTTTGAAATGCATCTTGGTGTGGGTTATAAAATCCACCTTTTTTATACTTGAGAATTTGTAAATCTTCGCAATTTTTTGATGGTCTATCTATTCTAGTTAAACACTTATCAATTAATTTTTTAACGACCTTATCTTCGCCTGGTTTAATCCACGCTGTCTCGCTTTGTCTTACTTTCGTGTCTATATCTCTTTTCATTGATACGGTCGATGTCGATAACCTTTTACTTGCTAGGTTCTTAATGTGATCACACTCTTCGTGTGTTATCATATTTTCTATTATTATAGGTTTATGGTATATGGGTATGATATACCATAATAAAAACAATAGAGCAAATAATATCAAAAATTTATTTGATTTATTCATTATTATTAGTATATACTGATACTTTTTATTCGATTAAATGGATATATTTTGGTAAAGTACAGTTATACCTGTTTCGTATTTGTGTCACAATTGAGTTCGAATACTTTACTAATTCCTTAACATCCTCGAAAATTTCAATGGATTTATCGATGACCCATTGGCGCATTAAATCACTACACGCGTTCGTGAACATTTCGTATATATCGCGTATATCATTTAATTTTTCAACCTGTTTATCTCGTCTTTGTAATTCTATTTTAAAATTGGTTTCGTCTATACTGTTCAACATATAAGCAATTCGTAAATGGTGATTATCTGCATCATATATATCGGCGTATCTATACATTATATCTCTATCTATTTGGTGTAATACAACACACAAGTCTAGTATATTTACAGGTGCATTTTCGTGTCTCAATTCATTGAACGTGGGTCTTCCACCACATGGTATATCTGCATGTTCCCGTGATCTTTTCTGAAACTCGAAAAAGTGTGGATTATGTATTCTTCCCTTTTCTATATTTCCGGTTCTCCAATTAAACGCCGTATTACAACTCGTACACCACATTTGTAAACACCCGTCTATTTTGTGTATCATTGTTCCACATTTAGGACATGGTTTGGTATCTTTGTTTATTAGTTTTATAGTTTTAACTGTTTCCGGATTACACTTATGATTTTCTTCTATTTTTTCGTTACATTTTTTACAGAAAACTTGTTTACATAAGCCACATTTATAATCTTCATCTATAAATCCTCTACACTCTTCACTTGGACACATCCGAATGAAATTTCGAGGTGAATCTTCGGTTATATCACCGTATCTTAAAAGGTTCATTTCTTCTACTATTATATCGGTTTGGTTTATGGTATTTTGTATAATAATTTCGTATTGGCTATTTTCCGTCCCTTCACGAATTGCTTCCATAGATAAAACTCGATTGTTTCTTATAATAGCTACCAATTCGTGATATTTTTGCCTGAGTGTACGCATTTTATGAATTCTTTCAACGTGTGGTTGTGTTTCTGGCATACGTGCTTTTTCGCGTTCAAATAAAACACATTCACGGTGTTTTTTGTATACATTGTTTCTAAACTTTTTAGTACAGAATGAGTCAACGAACCCTCGATTAATTTCGTTTTTACAATTCATACAGTGTGGGTTTTCATAACTCGATAATAAATATGTCTGAACACAATTTTTACACGATTCAAAATCACAAAAAGGACATGTTACTTTTTTGTGATTTGTTTTATTATATTTTTCACAGCACACGGTACACTCCATACTTAATAAAACAGCGATTTTTTTCTTTAACTTTTTGTATTAAAATGTGTATTTATTATATATGATTTTAATTATACTTTTAATTTTAATTATAATTTTAATTTTAATAAATACTAAAAAACCGGTTCGGGAATTAAAATTGAAAAATCTATACGATAAAGAATATCATAGGTATAGAATGGGTGATGTATATAAGTGGGGTAAAGGTCCAAATTATAACAAGGTAAAATACCATGAAGAAAACTTTCCAAATAGTATAGCTACAAAATACCTTAATTTATTGAAAAAAGGAGAAAGTAATAACAAAGATAAATTTCTACAAGTTTTACATAACGAACCACAATTAGATAGCATGCCCGAAGATAACAGTTTTGTTTTACACATGCGCGTCGGTGACGTTTTGTGTAGACATCATGCTAATGTAAAACGGTGGTTTGCTGCGTCATCATCCATGATTAAACATTATACAAAAAAAGATAACCCCGAGTGGTGGCGTGATATATTGAAATTCATGAACGAGAAGAACCTTGATAAAGTGTATATAATTGTAGGATCACATACACCGTATTGTTTGTTAGAATCAGAAGATTTCATAATGGATCGAGTTAACATGTTTAAAAAAAATGGCAAAGATGTTGTTTTAAGAATTGGTAATAGTCCCGATGCGGACATTTTATGGGTAAGACGCGCAAAATATTTCAAATCGACAGGTGGTGGATACGGTAAAGTTTTAGGTATAGCTTCACAAGAAAATAGTGACGTATATAAATAATGAACCCAGAGAATGATACTCCGAAATACGAAAACTGTTCAAGAATAATAAGAGAATTTTTAAAGGATTATTCGCGTTCACCCACGCGTATTCGGTATAAATTGTTTTGTATTCCCAAATTCGTAGTTTGGAACCCTATAATTAGACTAAGTAATTGTAAAAT